TCAGTTTAGTTCGTAAATATGAATTCAACGGATTATCACTTACTGGTATTAATACCACTCATACTATGTCTAATGTCAATCTCTTACAATCTAAAAAGGATATTGATAAGTATTATCTTGAAATCGCTAGAGGTGCTGGTAGACCAAATCTACAAAATAGAGGAACTGGTGATAGTCAGGCAAGTTTCACTGATGAAAGATCTGGTGGTGGTGATAAAATAAATGCATCAAAAAATATTCAATACAATTCTGTTTATCCAGTTTTCAATACATTACAACCCGGAAAAACAAAAATCAACGCACAATTGAGAAGTGTAAGTGGAACAAGTGCGGGATCATTTGATTCAACTAGAAATGCATATACCGAAGTATCATTCCTTGATCAGGGGTATGAGAGTATTGAACTAAACAAAATAAATCCACTTGTAACTACAAGATTAGTAGCCTCATCACAAAATGAATCTGAATATCTATCAAGTTTACCAAAAAATAGATCAAGCACATTATCATTGAATTTCACAACAGAAGATGAAAATCTATCACCTGCTGTTGATACTGGAAATGGAACAATAATTTACACAAGAAACAGATTAAATAAACCTGTTACTGATTTTGTAACTGATGATCGAGTAAAACTAACTTCTGGTGATCCACATTCATCAATTTACATTAGTAATCGTGTAGATCTTAAACAACCTGCAACATCATTAAAGGTGTTAGTTAGTTCTGATCGTAGAGAATCATCTGATTTCCGTGCACTATTTAAATTATTCCGATCAGATTCAGAGGGAATTGAACAATCATTCAATCTATTTCCCGGATTTGATAATTTGGAAGATACTGATGGAGATGGTTTTGGTGATAAGGTTGTTGATCTTGCTAAAAATACTGGTAGACCAGATGCAGTAACACCTGCAAGTGTGGATGGTGAATTTGTAGAATATGTATTTACAGTGGATGATCTTTCAGAGTTCACTGGATTCCAAATTAAACTTGACATCAGTGGTTCTAACGAAGCAGAAGCACCTAAATTTAAGGATCTAAGAGTGATTGCATTAGCATGATAAGAGTTGAAGGACATAAAAATCTTTACAGAGATGAAAAATCTGGTGCAATTATCAACTATGATAGTAGTGGATATGCACAGTATAAGAAAATGAAGTCCGCAAAACTGATACAAAAATCTGAAATAGATAGTTTGAGAGCAGAATTAGATCAAATTAAATCATTACTTGCCGAACTTATAAATAAATCATAGATCATCATTATTATTGTATAGATGGCAGCAGTATATGTTAGTAATCTTGTTATAAACACAGGAGCAACATTCACACAAAAATTCACTCTTGAGAACGTTTCATCAAATTCAGCATTAGAACTGTCTGGATTTGGAATCAAGTCTGAGATGAGAAAACATGCTGGAAGTGTCGGTGCAGCCGCGACTTTTACAGCATTAGTATCTGATCCAGCCGCTGGAACTGTCCAAGTGGGACTTACTAGTACAACCACTGCTGGATTGAAACCCGGACGATATGTTTACGACGTAATTGTTTCGGATACTGCAGGTGAGATTACACGAGTTGTAGAAGGATCCGTCTTAGTACGTCAAGGAGTTACACGTTAATGCCTGATAACATTAAAGTTAGAGTTGGTCAACAAAATGCTGTTAAAGTCGTTTCGTCTTTAGCGGGAAATGTTAGTGGAACTTTAGCAGGTTTAGGTGATGTTGACATTACAAATCCCCAAAATGGTATGGTACTTGTCTACAATTCAACAACTACAAAATGGACAGGAGTAATGGAACTCACACCCGGAACGACACAAAATTTAGATATCAACGGAGGAAACTTCTGAAATGGCAAGTTTTATTAGGATAAAAAGATCGACTGGTGCAACCGCTCCGTCATCTTTACAATTTGGTGAATTAGGATTTACTGAAGGTGCTGGAACACAGGCCAATAAAGGTGAAAGAATATTTGTTGGTGACTCTGGGGGTAATCCTGACGTTATTGGTGGTAAATATTATACTGATTTGATGGCACATGCACCGGGAACGGTTGCTAGTGTAACAAACTCATCAAACGCAGCAAATGGTTTTATAGCAATACTAGATCAGAACAGGAAGGTAGATTTATGGAACGTAGATAATATAACCATAGGTGCAGCAAATAACGAAATATCATCTAGTAATACAGACGGAGATATAATCTTTAATCCAAATGGATCTGGTGAAGTAATGATTCCAGATGATACCAAACTTGGTTTTGGTGGAGGAAGTGCGGGAACAGCAGCTGCTGATGCAACAATTGAATATGATGAGAATGGAACTGATAAGTTAAGATTCGCTGGTTCACAGATAAGTTTTGATAATACCACACAATCAACAGACAAAGATACTGGTTCAGTAATATTTGAAGGTGGTGTAGGTATAGAGAAGAACTTAAATGTTGGTGGAGATTTACAGGTAACTGGTATATCAACATTTGTTGGTGGTATTAAGGTTCCTCCACAATCTGCACTAACTGTTGGTAATATTGGTATTCACTCAAATAGAATAGAAACATTAACTGGTGGTGGTAATCAATTATTCATTGACCCTTTCCCAAGTGGATTGAGTAATGAGGGTGATGTTATCATTAAAGGTAACTTACAAGTTGATGGTACAACAACTAACGTTAACTCTACAACTGTAACGGTTAATGATGCTATCATGAAGGTTGGTGACGTGACTAGTGCTAGAACTGTCATGGCAACCGTAAGTAGTGGTACAAACACAATTACAGTTGACTCCGTAACAGGACTACAAGTTGCTGATGTTGTTGCAGCTTCAGGAATTCCTAATGCTACAACTATTACTAATATTAATTCTGGTACAAAAGTAATTACTATTAGTGCTAATACAACTGCTGGAATATCAACCTCAACTCAACTAACAGTTACTCACGCGAAGGATACTAATACTGACCGTGGTATTTCATTCAACTATAACACTGGTACAGGAATTTCCAATAACAAACTTGGATTCTTCGGAATGGATGATAGTGCTACTGCTGATACTGATGGCAGTAGAAAGTGGACTTATGTTCCTGATGCGACTAATACTGCTGAAGTAATTTCAGGTACAAAAGGATATCTTGACATCAAAGGTATCTATTATCAGTCAGGAGACTTCGCAACACATGGTATAGTATATTTTACCAATGCTGGTCTACAAACCTCCACAACCGCTCCTAGTGGTGCTACATTTACTTCAACACAGATCTTAACTGCTGTAACTGAGGTTAAATTAACATTACCAAGTGCACTTAACGTTGTTGCTGGTCAATATGTGAGACAAGCGGGTGGCACACAAAATGGTATTGTTAAAACAACAGTAAACTCAACATCTATAATTCTTATCGGAGTTGAAGGAACATTCAGTACATCTGCTGACATCACATTGAATGGAGCAGGAACTGGTCTTACACCATCAGCAGTGGTGGTTAACTATACCAGTAAACCAATGTTTACAACCACCATTGATGGGGGCTCATTCTAACTCATAACAAATCATGAATCAAAATAATGACGTTGACGTGAATACTTTGATTAAACTTTATAATCAAAAAATCGCAACATTAACAAACCAAAATATTCTTTTGGAAGCAAAACTGACAACTGTAATGACAGACTTTAATGATGAAAAAACAAAGTTAGCCCAAGAAGCACTTGAGTGGCAAACAAAGTACGAAAACTTAGCATCTGAGGTAGAAGCAGAATAATGGCAAAACCATCCACTAGACAAGATCTAATTGATTACTCTCTCAGGAAATTAGGTGCACCTGTTCTTGAGATAAATCTTGATGACGATCAAATTGATGATATGGTGGATGATGCGTTACAATATTTTAATGAAAGACACTTTGATGGTGTCGAGGAAATGTTTCTTAAGCATGAATTTACTCAAGATGAGATTGATAGGGGAAAGGCAACATCAAACTCAACAAGTAGTATTACTGCAGGAATAGTCACAACAACGGGGACATCAACATCTATCAGTGGTTATGGTACAACTACATCTTCATTTGTTGAAAATTCAAACTTCATACAAGTTCCAGATTCAGTTATAGGTGTAGAGAAGATATTTAAATTTGATTCCAGTTCAATTTCTGGTGGAATGTTTAGTATTAAATATCAGTTATTCTTGAATGACTTATATTATTTTAACTCTGTTGAATTATTACAGTATTCAATGGTCAAGAGTTACTTGGAAGATATTGACTTCTTACTAACTCCTGAAAGACAGATAAGATTTAATAAAAAACAAAATCGTTTATATCTTGATCTTGATTGGAATTCCATAAAGGAAGGCGATTTTATAGTAATTGATTGTCTAAGAATATTAGATCCAAATGATTTTACAAAAGTATATAATGATATGTTCCTGAAGATGTACCTTACTGCATTGATGAAAAGACAATGGGGCCAAAATTTAATCAAGTTTAGAGGAGTTAAACTTCCCGGTGGATTAGAATTGAATGGTAGAGAAATATATGAAGATGGTCAGAGAGATTTAGAATTTGCATTAACTAAGTTAAAAGAAGAGTACGAATTACCCCCTCTTGACTTTATAGGGTAAGATGTATGGCACTCAATCCCTTTTTTCTACAAGGATCTCCCGGTGAACAGAGATTAATTCAAGATCTCATAAATGAGCAGATGCAAATTTATGGGGTAGAGATTACTTATATTCCAAGAAAATTTGTAAACAAAACATCAATTATAGAAGAGGTACAATCATCTAAATTTGATGATAATTTTTTATTGGAAGCATATGTGAATACCTATGAAGGATATTCAGGTGCTGGTGATGTAATGACGAAGTTTGGTGTAAGTTTAAGAGATGAAGTTACACTTACAATATCACAAGAAAGATTTACAGACTTTATTGCACCATTTTTAGATCCTGATGACTATGAATTAGGTTCAAGACCAAGAGAAGGTGATTTAATATTTTTCCCATTAGGTAGTAGATTATTTGAAGTTAAATTTGTTGAACATGAAAAACCTTTCTATCAGCTAGGTAAAAATTACGTTTACGAATTACAGTGTGAACTCTTTGAATATCAAGATGAGGTTATTGATACTTCAATTGATGCAATTGACTCACAGGTTCAGGATGAAGGATTTATTACTACGCTTAATCTTGTTGGATCAGGAGCAACAGCAACAGCAACAGCAACTCTTTCACCAGTTATTGGCGGTTCTACAGGTTATGTTCGTTCGATTACTATATTAAATGATGGTAGTGGATATACATCAACTCCTACAGTCTTTATATCAACCTCAAGATCATCTTCTCCTGTTAATGCTTCTGCTGTTGCTATAACAACTAGTATCGGTGGATTAAATTCTATTAAAGAATTGGTATTAACAAACGCTGGTGCTGGATATACGCAAGCACCTGATATCACCATAGTTGGTGGTGGAGGTAGTGGTGCGATTGCAACATGTACAGTCGAAACATCACAAAAAGGTGTTATACAATTTAATGTTGTTGGTGAAGGGTCTGGATACACATCTACACCAGTAATTAATCTTTCACCTCCACCATTAGGAGGAAGCAATCCGATTGAAGCGATTGGTGAAGTTATCGTTGATAGTTCAAATGCAAAGATTCAATCTATTAGAGTAAAAAATCCCGGTAGGGGATATAATAGTGTACCAACTGTCACAATTGGTGCTCCTAATATTATTACAGGACGTGGAAACTTCTTCTTAAATGACCTTATTGTTGGACAAACATCAAATACAGAAGCAAGAGTTAAAGAATGGGATGCTGATACAAAAGTTCTCAAGATATCAAATGTTGGTATTGGAACTACAGTATTTGGATTCTCTGCTGGTGAAGAAATACGAGTACAAACAGGTGTAGGTGATACAGGACTTAGAGAATATGCAGTAATATATGTTGGAAGTTCATCTAGATCAGGAACAATTGGTATACAAACTAATAAGATAACTGGTATCAGTACATCTGGAATATCTGTAGGTGCTGCATTATCTGCGATAAATGGTGTAATTGGAGCAGGAGTAACAGTTGTTTCTATACAACCATCGATTGTATTAATGAGTAGAGATTCACTTAATACATCTGTGCAATATAACATACAGATTGGAACTGGAACCACTGAATTTATTTCATATAATATTCGTGAATATGAGGAAGAAGATAAATATGATGAGTACAGTGATAACGATGAGTTTGAAACTGAAGCTGATGCAATTATTGATTTTGCAGAAGGTAATCCATTTGGTACATACTAATGTTAGGAACATATTACTATCACGAAATTCTTAGAAAAACTGTCATATCATTTGGAACATTGTTCAATGATATTCATATTCGTCATAAGGATAATACAGGAAAGGATATAAGTGACATGAAAGTTGCATTGGCATATGGCCCAATGCAGAAATTTTTAGCAAGAATCGAGCAACAACCAGAACTAAACAGGGCAACACAAATTACATTGCCTAGAATGTCATTTGAGATGACTAATATTACTTATGATTCGACAAGAAAAGCAGGTATAACTCAAACATTTAAAGCATCAGATGGTACTAATCTTCGTAAGGTATTCATGCCTGTACCATACAATGTTGGATTTGAATTAAATATATTAGTAAAATTGAATGATGATGGATTACAAATTGTTGAACAAATACTTCCATATTTCCAACCAGCATTTAATTTAAGTGTTGATTTGGTAAGTGTAATTGGTGAGAAGAGAGATATTAGTGTTGTATTAGATAATATATCGTTCCAAGATGATTATGAAGGAGACTTTGCAACTCGAAGAGCATTAATATACACACTCAACTTCACTGCTAAAACATATCTATTTGGCCCAGTTGCAGATACTCCAGAAGGAATCATCAAAAAGGTTCAGTTGGATTACCATACAACTATGGACAGGGAGAATGCAAGAAGAGAACTCAGATATGTTACTACTCCTCAAGCAGTTAAGGATTATGATAATGATAATACTGCAACATTAACATTTAACATTAACACATCTCAAGTTAGAATTACTGTTAATGATTCATCCAATTTTTCTGTAAATGATCGTATTGTAATTAATAGTGAGGTCATGCAAATTAAAGAAAAACCAGATGCAACAACTCTAGTAGTTAAGAGAGGATTTAGTAGAACTATTAAGGCAGAACATCTTGAAAATACAAAAGTTAATAAATTAACTACAGCAGATGATAATCTTGTTGAGGTAGGTGACGATTTCGGATTTAACGAATCTTCAAGTATCTTTACTGATTCATTACAATTTAATCCTGCTACAAGGACAGACTCATGATGAATACTGATTTTGGTAAAATAGAAAAAACTTTAAATGTAGAATCTTCTATTATACCCAAAGAGGACAAAGTAAAACCACAATTACCAAACGTTGCTTTAAAAAAAGATGATATTGAAAAAGATTACAAATATACAAGAGGACAATTATATTCTTTAATTGAAAAGGGGCAAGAGGCAATTAATGGTATTATGGAACTTGCTGGTGAAAGTGCAAGTCCAAGAGCATATGAAGTTGCTGGACAATTAATCAAATCAGTTGCAGATAGCACAGATAAGTTAATGGATCTGCAGAAGAAGGTGAAGGAAATAGATGAAGATAATTCAAAAAATCAAGCTAACGTTACAAATAACTCATTATTTGTGGGAAGCACTGCTGAGTTACAAAAGATGCTAAAGAAAGGTTTTCTAAATAATAATGACTCAGAGACTACTGAATAATGAAATCCTGTAAAAAAGGATATTACTATTGCAACACTGACAAGAAGTGTAAACCAATTCCTGAAGGATCTGTTCTTCGTGATGATGGTTTTCTAATGAA